AAAACAGGAAACCACACTCCAAAGCGGCAATCGCCGCGCACCCGGCGCCAGATCGTGACGCATTCCCGACAGGTGAGGCGTATGCCGAAGCCTGCATGAATGTCGACGATGCACGGACCGCGTTCGATCAGCGCCCCACACTTACACCAAAGCAGGAACGCTTCTGCGTCGAATACTTCAATACAGGCAATGCAAGCGAGGCGTACAGGCGCGCGTATGACGCAGGTGATATGGCCCCATCCACCATAAATGTGAAGGCTTCAGAGCTTCTTTCTGCCGGTAAGATTGCGGTAAGGTTGAAAACTATGCGGGACGGCGCAGCCAACAGCGCCATGATGTCCAAGGCCGACGTGCTACGCGAGGCCATGAAGATCGCCAAGTTCGACATCCGGCGGCTGTATGACGACGGCGGAGCGCCAATTCCGATCCATGAACTTGACGCGGATACGGCTGCAGCGGTGCAGGCGGTGGACATCCAAGAGGTATATGAGGGGTACGGCAACGAGCGCGTGTTCGTCGGCTACACCAAGAAGTACAAGGTGGCGGACAAGAATGCGGCGCTCGAAAAGCTATTCAAGCACTTCGGCCTGTATGAGCTGGACAATAGCCAGAAGTCCGACCCTGTGCGGGAGTTCCTGAATGCGTGTTCCGGGAAGGCGCTGCCCATAAACAGCGGCCCGGCAACGGACGATGACGACGATTAGCCTGACTGTCTCGGAGGATTCCCTTCGGCAGTTGAAAGAACTTTACGGCGACAAGCTGGATGATCCAGTCTGGCGGATCACGTCCGGTGAACTGTACAAAATCATCATCAAGGGCGACAAGCCCGGCGATGATCTGGTAATTCCCTTCAAGCCCAACCGGGCACAGCGGCGCTTTATGAAGCGCATGCACCATCGGAATGTGATTCTGAAGGCGCGGCAGCTTGGCTTCACGACGCTCATCGCTATCATCTGGCTGGATCACGCCCTGTGGGTGGCAAATAGCCGGTGCGGCATCATCGCGCAGGACAAGGACGCGGCCGAGATCATCTTCCGGGACAAGGTGAAGTTTGCCTACGAGAACCTGCCTGAATTGTTCAGGATGTGGGCGCCTCTTGCGAAGGATAGCGCGTCGGAGCTGATGTTCGCGCACAACAATAGCTCGGTCCGTGTGGCGACATCGATGCGCTCCGGCACGCTGCACCGGCTGCATGTGTCCGAATTCGGAAAGATATGCGCGAAGTACCCAGACAAAGCCAAGGAGGTGATGACCGGCTCGATACCGGCGGTGCCGACCAGTGGCGTGCTGGTCGTGGAGTCCACAGCCGAGGGGGCCGAGGGCGAGTTCTTCGATATGACGCAGCGCGCGATTGCGCAGGATGATCAGGGCGCGCCGCTCAACCCCAAGGATTACCGGCTGCACTTCTATGCGTGGTGGGATAACCCGGAATACACGATCAACCCGGAAGGCGTCATCATCACCGACCGGGACCATGAGTATTTCGACAGGATCGAGGCGACATGCGACATCATCATCCGGGCCGGGCAGCGCGCATGGTATGTGGCGACGCGCGACGCGGACTATCCGAACAACCCGGAGCGTATGTGGCAGGAGTACCCCAGCACGCAGGAAGAGGCGTTCCAACAGTCAACCGAGGGATGCTGGTACGCGACGCAGATGGCCGTGATGCGCAAGGCTGGGCGGATATGTACCGTGCCAGAGGTTGACGCGCCGGTAAATACCTTTTGGGACATTGGCAATTCGGATGGTTGCGCGATCTGGTTCCATCAGCGTGTCGGGCTGGAGCATCGCTTCATCCGGTATTACGAGGAATTCGGGGAGGATCTGCGGCACTACGTCAAGATACTTCAGGACACCGGCTACATATTCGGCAAGCATTTCCTGCCGCACGATGCAGAACACAAGCGACTGAGTGACGACAACCGCTCCGTGAAGGAGATTCTGGAAGGTTTGGGCGTGCGCAACATCGAGATCGTGCCGAGGATCACGAACATCACGACCGGCATCGGGATGACGCGCGCGGCGTTTACGCAGTGCTGGATCGACGAAACGAACTGCAAGCAGGGCATCAAGCGCTTGGATAACTACCGAAAGCGGTGGAGTCCGCAGCAGGCTCGCTACCTCGACGAACCGGTGAATGATCACACCCAGACGGCAGGCCCGGACGCACTCAGGCAGTGGGCGCAGGCGCTCGACGGCGGCATGCTGAACACACAGGTAGCGCGCAAGACAAAGACCAAGGCTAGGAGCTGGAGGACAGCATGAGCGAAAAATACTATAGGTGCGCTTGCTGCAAGCGAGAGAAAACAATCGAGATGTTCTATGTAAGGAAAGGAGGCAAACCTTATTCGTATTGCAAGCTCTGTCTTAGTAAGCGGAAGTTAACCGATTCGGCAAGGTCGGCACAGCATCGGTACAGGCTGAACAACATTGGAAAAGATTTTTTATAGGCTGTTGACACAGCATTAAATCATGGTAGAAGTAGCGGGCAATCAATAATTTTGGTTGCTATCCATGCCAGTTGAATTAGGTGGTCGCACAGCAAGGTTCGCACGGCGCAAGGGCGACATCTGCGCATCCTTCCAGTATGTGAACGATGAGCCTGCAATGTGCCTGTTCCCGGCAATCAAGCGCATGACTTCCGGCGCTTTCATCATCTGCGAATCCGCAGCACACAAATACACCAACGAACGCTACCTGATGTTGCAGGCTATGAAGGCCTCAAGGGTGATGGGCATGGATGACACCAAGCACACCATCCTTCGCATCGCCGACTGCATCCTGCTCTGGCTGGACGACCTGCTGATGATGCCGCCCAAGCCGGAAGATATGGTCGAACACGCGGCACAGAAGGCACTTGCTGGCGAAGCCACCCTGTCTATCAACGGCCAATCCAAAACTTTCGAGGTCAACGGCTGATGGAGCGCATCGAGAATATCCAGACGAAGAAGGTCCACGACCCGGATTCCAGATACACCGAAGGCGGAGCCGTCGATCCGCATGAGGCACCCAAGCACAAGTTGGACAGCCCGGAGGTGCTTGATAAGCACAAGCGTCTGGAGGACTGGTTCGCGCAGGAGCGCAGCACGCAGGCGGAATCGCGCTTCCAGATGGCGCTGGACCACGACTTCTATGATGGCTTGCAATACTCCGAAGAGGATGCGCAAGAGCTGATGGAGCGCGGCCAAGCGCCGCTGGTGTACAACGAAGTCAAGCCGACGATCGATTGGGTGGTGGGCACCGAGCGACGCACCAAGTTCGACTACAACATCCTGCCGCGCCGGGAAGAAGATGTGGAGGTGGCCTCGGTCAAGCGAGAGGTGATCAAGTACATCAGCGACATCAACCGCCTGACGTTCGAGCGCAGCGCGGCTTTCAAAGAAAGCACTATCTCCGGCCTGTCGTGGACTGAGACGGGCATCCGTGGCGACAACGACGACGATCCTGTCTATGCGCAGCAGGAGTCGTGGCGCAACGTCTGGTATGACAGCAACAGTCGCAAGCTGGACTATTCCGATGCGCGTTATCTGTTCCGCCGCCGCGTCGCCGATCTGGACGTGGCTATCGCCATGTACCAGGAACGAGAGAGATTGCTGCGCGAAGCGGCGCTGGATCAGGATACCTTCGTCAGCCAGTACGACGATTTCTTACTTGGGACGCCGCTCTCGCAGGGAGCGGGCGGCAAGACACCGATCAGTTCTTATGCACGGTATGGCGGCATCGGCTCGAACTCCGGCTCATCCAACCGCAAGATGCGTGTGGAGCTTATTGAGGCATGGGTGCGCACGCCGGTCAGGGTGCAGAAATTGCGCGGCGATCTGTTCGATGGTGAGCAGTACGACAAGAACAACCCGGAGCATGTGGCAGCTGTCGGCGACGGGGTGGTGTCCACCTTTGACGCGCTTGAAATGCGCATGGAAGTCACGGTGTTTTGTTCTGCTGGCGTGCTGTTCGATGGCGTCAGCCCGTACAGGCACAACCGTTTCAGCCTGACGCCGATGTGGTGTTATCGCCGTGGCCGTGACAATTCGCCGTATGGTCTGGTCCGCAACATCCGAGATCCGCAGGAGGACCTGAACAAGCGCGCGTCGAAGGCGCTCTTCATTCTGTCCACCAATCGCGTCATTGCCGACGAAGGTGCGGTCGAAGATTTGGAGCTACTGCGCGAAGAGGCGGCTCGGCCGGACGGCATCATCATCAAGAAGTACGGCAAGGATCTGTCCATCGGGAATGACAATCAACTTGCCCACGACCACATGGCGCTCATGGACCGGGACGGCAACGCGATCCGCAATGCAGGGGGTGTCACCGACGAGAACCTTGGCCGTGGCAGCAATGCGCAGTCCGGCAAGGCGATTCTGGCGCGCCAAACACAGGGCAGTGTCGTTACCTCCGAGGTGTTCGATAACTACCTGCTGAACTTCCAATTGGACGGCGAGAACTTGCTGTCGCTGGCTGAACAATACTACGCGAAGCCGAAGGTGATCCGTATTGCCGGGAAGCGCGCGGGCAAGTTCGACTGGATCAAAGTCAACCAGCCGCAGGAAGATGGCTCATACCTGAACGACATCACACAAAGCAAGGCCGACTTCATCGTGGACGAGCAGGACTACCGCGAAAGCATGCGCCAAGCGATGTTCGAGCAGATGATGGAAATGGTCGGCAAGATGCCGCCGGAACTTGCGATGAAACTGCTCGATCTGGTGTTTGAGTTCTCTGACATCCAAGGCAAGGACGAGATTGTGAAGCGCATCCGCAAGCTGACCGGCGAGGGAGGAGACGACGAAGAGAAGTCGCCGGAACAGTTGCAGGCTGAACAGGCCGCAGCGCAGGAAGAACAGGCGCAGCAGGAATTGATTAAGCAGACAGCCGAGGCGCAACTGCAGATGCTGAAAGCCAAGGTCGCGCAACTTGAAGCGCAGTCCAAAAAGATAGATGCCGACAGCCTGACGCAGATGGTGACGGCGATGTACACAGCGATGCAGGCTGGCCAGATCATAGCGACGGTGCCGGGTGTAGCCCCGGTGGCAGATGCGATCCTGCAAGGAGCTGGCTATCAAGACCAGAATGGGCAGGACGCGAACATCCCCGCACCAACATCACCGGCACAAGCGGCTATGCCGCAACAACTTCCACCATTGCAGCAAACAGACGGTGCGCAGGCAGGCATCCAAACCCCGGGCAATGACGGCGTAATCACTCAATAGGAGATCAACATGACAAAAACGAACAAGGTATCGGCATCAATGGCAATGCGTGAACGCGAATGGGAAGGAGAAGAAGATTTGCGCACATTGCAACGTGCAGCGGAAATCAAGAACGACCCAGCACGCCTGAAGCGCGCGCAGGAACTGGCGAAAGAAAAGTTGCAAGAAATGGCCCAAGTAGCGGGGCAGGTGGCCGGCTCGTAAGGGCTGGGTTAAACGGTGGCAGCAGGCAATCTAAAGGAGGAAGTAATCATGGGTTTGGAAGGATATTCAGAGCAGGAGCTGGCGATGCTGTCTGACGAAGAGCGCGCGGCATTGGAGGATTCCACTGACGAAGAGCGTAAATCGTTGAACGCGGTGGCTGGCGTGGATGACGACGACGAAGGCAAAGATGCTGACGGCGATGGCGATGGCGATGGCGATGGCGATGGCGATGGCGACGGCGACGGCGATGGCGCAGGTGATGATGCTGGCAGCGGTGACGATGGC